TGTAAATATCCGAACGCCGCTTCTTCGCCAGCTCCGAAAGCTCCGGTTCCTTTTTGAGCATTTGAAAGAAATTATCATAAACGATGTTCGCTTGTTCCAGCTTCGGCGCAAGGCAATAAATCTTCGCCCCGTATTCGCCGTCAAGATAGGCCATGTAAGCGATCACCGCCGACGCGAAAAGCGTTTTGCCGTTCTTCCGGCCTATGACAATGAACACTTCGCGGAACACGCGCAAGCCGTCCGCGTCCACGATCCCGAAGATCACCGACACGCAAGCCTTTTGCCATAGCTCCAACTTCAACAAATCTTCGCGGCCCTCGCAATGGTGACAAAAGTTTTCTATGAACTTGATCGCCTTGTTAGCTTTCTTCGCGTTGAAGAAGTATTCGCCTTTTTCAAGGCCCGCAATTACGATTTCGTAAACCAGCCGAACCCATTTGCCAACCGTATATTTCCCGCTCTGAATGCCCGAAAAGTATTCAAAAATGTAATTTGAAAACGGCATTTATTCGTCCCTCAATGCCTGCAATCTACTTTCTTTTTTCTTTTCGGGCGGCACAAGATCGGTTAATTGCTTGATAATGGCGGCATGGTTTTTCGTCATGGCAATGTGCGTTTTCACCGCGTCGCTTTGCTTCGTGCCTTTTTGGTTTTCGCCGTTCTGATACTCCACAATGTAGCCTTCTTCGTTGATGATCTCTTGTAGCTCTTCCAGCGAAACGGCCATGAATGCGGCGTTTTTGATAAGGCTTTCGACGGTCTGCAATTTATTTTTGTCAAGGTCTTTGAAGACACGCTTTAACCGTGTGATCTCGCGCTTGATTTTCTGATCTTTCGTTAAGTCCTTCTTTGTCGCCACAAAAACACCCCCTTTTCCGGCCCTACCACACCCCCCCTTTGCACGTACACCCGTTATGCGCGCGCCTGCGGGGTAAAATTAACCTCCCGCCCTCGGTGTTCTTCCCTCCCTAACGGCGCGCCGAATGGGGGGGATATACAAGATTGCCTTGCGCGTCGAAGGCATAACGCTTTTTGCGCGCGCCGCCGTGGTGTTCCTTGTTGTGGCAATCTTGACATAGTGCCTCCAAGTTATCCCACGAAAGGGCAATGCGCGGATCGTTTATGTTCTGCTTCGTCAAATAAATTTTGTGGTGTGCGATCTTCGCTATGATCGGATCATCCGGCGTGGAACAGCGTTCACACAACCCGCCCTTCGATTGCAAGAAGGCTTCGCGGCATTCCCTCCATGCGTCCGAATTGTAGAACTGTTCTGCCCACGGCTTCACGCCTGCGCCTCCTTCCTGCAAAATAAAAAGCCCCCACGGGCGAACCCGTGAAGGCTTGTAAAATGCGCTGTTTGACTTCGCAATAAATCAGCATAGATATTATACCATCTATGCGCGGTACATGCAAGGGCGCGAAACGGGCGCGTTTCGGGCATTTTTCGGCCTGTTTTTAGTCCTGTCCTTTCCCACGCGGCGCGCGGTATATGCCAGCGGACTCCGCCGCGGGCTTGCCAAACATACACACGGCCATGTCGTTTACTATCTTGTTGCGCCAGCGGCGCGCGCTCTTTTCGTCGCGGATCATGCCCATTCCCGCCAGCTCTTCCGCTATGTCTTCCCACGTGTACGGTTGCGCGCCCTCTGGCCGTGTGTTGCCTGCGCCATCCTCCCCGAAGTAGTACATGCGGATAACGTGAAATTCCTTGCGTTCGGCAAAGAGCTTCACAACGCGGTCAATCTCTTCAAAGCGCGCCCGCGTCCGGTGATACGCCTTTACCTTGTCCCGCTCCAATTCTTCAAGTATATCATCCTCCGTGCGGTATGCGTTCCCGCCGTTGGAAGTATAGCTTGTTATGCTCTTGCTTCGGCCTTGAAGCTCGACATGCGTATAGGCTTCATAATCGGCCACCAACGCCGCCAGCTTTTTGTAATTAAACAAAAGGCTTTCCATAGCGCGAAAATAATTGACTTCACCGCCCATGCCGTCAATATACGCCATAGAAGCGGTTGCCCGCGCAACCTCGTTTATCAGCTCCCGCACTTCGTCCGTAATTATGCCCGTTCTTTTGCCCATGTTCTGCACCCTCTTTCCGTTAGTCTTCCGCGGCGGCCCCTGCCGCCATCTGCAAATAGTCCACAATCACCTTTGCCGCGGCTTCCCAGCCCTTGCACAAGGCCACACAATAGCCCTGTTTTTCCAAGCTGGACAACCACGCCTTTTGATCTTCGCTTGTTTTACTGCCTTTCAGCCGCTTCAATTCGATGTAAAGCCCGTGATACTCGCCGCGCGGCACGGGCAAGCACAAATCCGGCACGCCAGCCTTCACGCCCTCGGCGCGGAAGCGGCCCGCCTCGGCCTTTTTGCGGCTCCCGCCGTTCGGCACATGGTAAAGCAAGGCCAATTCTGGAAAACGGCCGCTTTGATATTGCGCCCAACGGAAAAGGCATTGTTGTTCCGCGCTTTCCGTTGGAACGGGAAGGGAAGGCCCGCTATTCCTCTGCATGGCCGCCGCCTCCTTCGTCCTGTTCTGCCTTCCATGCCGCATACATGAAGACGCGCTTTCCCGTAGCCGCCGCGCGGCCGAATTCAAACGTTGCGCCGCGGCTCTCTGTCCAATCCGGAAGGAAGCACGCCGCCGCGCATTCGTCCAGCATGGCCGAAGACATGCGCATATAGGCTTCCCACGTGAAGCCCTCTTCCGGAAGCATGGCCGGATTTACCACGATGAACCCCGCCGCCTCCAATTCACGCGCCGCCGCGTAGAATTTTGTGCGGTAATAGGGATCGCCCGTGATCCTGCCCGCCAAATATACCGTTTCTTTTTCGCTCAACCCTCAAAACCTCCCTTTCTTGATTGCTTCGCGGGCCGCGCGCTCGGTTTCGTAAAGGTCTTCGGGCGTTCGGCCTTCGTAGTCTTCGGAATACTCTTCTGTGATCTGCCAGCGGCACACAAATTCGCCGCTTTCCGGATTTTCTGCAATGATGGTGACGGGAACCGCGCAAAAGGTTTCCCACAAATCCGTTATGATCCAGCATTGCATACCAACCTTCGGATTTTTCAGCATGTCAACGCCTCCTTCCGTCGTTTCTTCCCGCCGATCTTCGCCACCTTCGGACATGGAGCGGATCGGCGGTGCATTCGTGCGTATATGTACGCGCCCGCAACATAGGTTGAATATCTCACGTCGCAATCGTTGAAGTCGTATTCCGGAAAGAGCTTCCCGAAGATCGCGGCGGGCATTTCTTCAAAGTCCTGTGCCATCTGTTCAACCTTGCGTTTCGTGATCTTCGTGTCGGCCTCGGTGACTTTCGGATCAACAAGATTTCGGCTTGCCGCCCACCGCTTGCCGCCGTTCGGTTCCTTCGTCATGTAGCGGGCAAGGGCTTCAAGGCCGTAATCGTCCGGTTGCAGGCGGCGGGAATTCGCCCAGCCGCGCCCCTGCCAAAGAACTTCGGCCGCGTCCCGATCCATGCCGGACATTATCACATGATGGTGAACACGCTTTCGCCTCCCATCACCGCCGCCGTACTCGATCACATACACGTACTTCATTTCAGGAAGGCCGTTCTTCCTGCGCCAATCCCGAACCCTGCGAATGTAATTCCGAATATCGCGGCGGGCCTGCTCTTCATCCGGAACGAACCCGCCCTTGTATGTCAGCGTTACGCACAAGTCTTCATTCGTGAAATTCGCATTGATCTTCCGGATCAACTTTTTTTTCGCGTTCCGGTCATTCAGATTTTTTTGTGCTTCCCGCGTGGCCGCCTTCTTTGCCCTCCTAACCTCGTTTTGTGTGTTCCAAATGGGGAATATCTCAACTTCCAGCATGTCACCCGCCTTGATCGTGCGGGCGCGGTATCTAAAAACGTCCCTGTGCCTCAAACGATCGAATGCGCTTCCCGTTATTTCCTCCGATCTGTCGAAGAGGAATTCATATTTTGCGCTACTGTACGGCATTCCCGTTTCCTCCCTGCTTGTCGTAAGGTCTTTTTACCCCCTCCCGTCCCCCTAAAGGGGGAAGCAGGCTCAAAGGAATTAAATATGCCAGCGGCCGCGGGCGGGATCGGCAACAATCCACCAATGCCGCATAGCGATTGATTTTAACCCCGCCGCCGATCTGCTTTTATCACTCCGGCAACGCGGCTTCAAGGGCAAGCCGCCTTCGGCGGTGCTGTCGCACCCTTGACACCGCGCCGCCATCGTGATTTTTCAAAAGCAGGCGACGGGGAATTAAAATCAATCTAAACGCTACCAGCACGAACGCAAGCGTTCCGGCTGTTCGTTCATTTCTTAATACCCATTACAAGCCCGTAATACGCCGAATTCCGGCGCATTTCTTGACTTCCAGCCGCCGCCGTGGTATAATATCCATAGTTTGAATAGCTTATTTTCACGGCGACGTGAAGAGGGGAACGGCGGCTTGCAGGCAACACAAGCCGCCTTCTTCTTTTTATCCGTTGTTGAAGCCTGCGGCCTCGGTGTATTCCTCGCACGGCTCTTTGTCCCTCGGTCTGAACCTCATACCGTTTAAGCACCCGATACACGGAAACGGGCGTATTCCGTCCCATTTCGTGCCGTCGCGGTGCTTTTCGCATTCTTCCAGCTTCGCGCATGTGTCACACCAGCACGCGCGGCAATCCCGAATATCCGTTTTCATTTCCGCTTCGCCGTCTTCGTCGTCTTCGCTGTTCACCAGCTCCAAGCCGCCGCCCGCGGCCATTTCCGCGAAGCCGTCTGCGATCCCGCGTGAAAATCCGTCAAAGAGAAGGGCGAAGGCACGGCCCGCCGAATATCCCGCCGCAATCAAGTCTTCATCGGTGAAGCCTGCGAAGGGCTTATTTTCTGGCATTGCGGCCGCCTCCCTTCAATCCTCTGTAAATGCCCACGCCCACGGCGTACACGATCACCACGGCCAGCGAAAGGCACGCAACGCCCACAAGGGCATAAAATGCGGCGGCCATAAATTCAAAGGTTGTCATGCCGAACCCGTCCTTTCCTTATTTATATAATGTATAAAAGGGCGACGGCGCGCGGCCGCCGCCCTTCCGGTGCTATTCCTTCATCGTGTGCATGAAGACTTCCCACGCCTGCGCCTCGCTGAACCCAGCTTCAAGCAGGGCCGTATACATGGTATAAAGCCCCTTTGCGGCTTCGGTGTAGTCTTCCGGCTCTTCGTCGATCGTGGCCGGAATATCGAAGGCCGCCGCAATGTGCTTCATCATGTCCACCGCTTCCGCACGCTTGCGCGGTTCGTCGGCCTGCTTGTTTGCGGGAACTTCCTTCGGATCGTCCTTCGGCTTTTCGTTCCGATCGCTCTTCAAAAGGCTTTTTTCGATCCCTTCCATAATGCCGCGGGCGAACAGCTCCCCGATCGACGGCACGCGCTCCTTGATCTGCGCTTCGTCGTAAGATACCAAAATATCCGATTTCAGAACACAAAGCGGGCGCACGCCGACGTTGCCGATGCACGCGCCGTTGCCGCCCAACGCCCCCGAAGCGTAGACATGGCGCACGTTGTACGAATAGCCGTTTTTAGCTGTCGAAAAAGGCGTGCATGTCCACCACCAATCGGACGCGTTAGGAATGATCTTCCGGAAATTCCGGTACATTTCGCATGTGATAAGGCCGATCTTCACGTCGTCCGTGCCGTAGTCGTCTAAACCGTCGTCGGAACTCAAATCAAGCGTCATGGTTACAAACGCGTCTTTGTCTGCGCCAGCGGCCGCCAGCTCTTCCAGAAACGGCCCGTTCAGAAATGCGCGGATCGAAGCCGCCGCGAAGTCGTTTTTGTTGTCTTCATCAAAGGGGATGAAGCGCACATTGCCTTCGCTGTCTTTCAGCACGTCCGCGGCAATCGAAAGAACCATGTTCGGGCGGGCTTCCAGCACCACCCATTCAACGTCGCCGTATGTGAAGCGGCTTTCCTCTCCCAGTGAACCAACTTTGCCCGTTTTCAACGTCTTTTCCATGTGAATAGCTCCTTTCATTCTTCGGCCAGCGTCACCCGATCCGCGGGCGCGCGTGTCACGCTATGCAAACATTTGTCCATCATTTACAATTCAAGAACCACTTTCCCGCCGCGCAATCGGTATATCATGCCGGATATGTAAACATATCTGATCCCGCCGTGCATGACGGGCTTTTGCGCAAGGAATGCGGCCTTTGCTTCGTCGTTCGTCATGCCTGCCCGCTCCCGCCGTCAACACTTCTTCCCGCCGTGACGATACGGGCGGGTTTTGTTGTATTCGTGCTTTATGCGGATCGCCTCTTCAAGCCGCAAGCCGTTTTCAGCGCACCAATAGGCGATAAGGGCGACGCAATCAGCAAGGCAACCCGCTTCGCGGCCCGCGCTTGCGTATGCGCTGGAAACAAGGCAATGACACGCGTTCACAAGAGCGGGAAGGGCGTACCGATCGAAATCCACCGCCACGCGCTCCATTTCGCCGTCAAGGTCAATCCCGCATTTCCCGCAATAATCCAGAATGCGGATCACGCAATCGGCCAATTCAACCGCGATCCCTTCCGGCTTTTTGCTCTTCGCGGAACAAGGCGCGGACGGGTTTTCCGGATTGTATACGCGGCTCCCGCAAGAAACGTTTTCTTCCTGCCTGTCGTCCAC